ATGCAATTAGTACAGCAAGTGCAGATGCAACATCTAAAGCAAATGCGGCACAAAGCGCAGCGATTTCAACAGCTTCAAGTGATGCAACATCTAAAGCAAATGCGGCACAAAGCGCAGCGATTTCAACAGCTTCAAGTGATGCAACATCTAAAGCAAATGCGGCCCAGGCGACAGCAATTAGTACAGCAAGTGCAGATGCTACTACAAAAGCAGATGCGGCACAAGCGGCGGCGGCAACTGATGCCACTACAAAAGCAAATACCGCAGAATCAAATGCAATTAGTGCGGCGGCAACAGATGCTACTACAAAAGCAGATGCAGCAGAAGCAAATGCCGCAACAGATGCTACAACTAAAGCAGATGCAGCAGAAGCTGATGCAATTAGTACAGCAAGCGCAGATGCAACAACTAAAGCAGATACTGCAAAACAAGATGCAATTAATATAGCAGAAGCCAAAGACGTAGTACGTGCGGCAGCATCAAATTTATATGCAGATACAGCAGAAGCAGATGCAAAAGCATATACAGATACACGTGAAGTAGCAATTACAACTGCATATGAAGCATATGCAGATCAAGCAGAAGTAGATGCAGTATCTACTGCAAATAGTTATACAGATACCGCAGTAGCGAATGTTATAGATAGTGCGCCAGCAGTATTAGATACTCTAAACGAACTAGCAGCAGCATTAGGCGATGATGCAAATTTTGCAACAACTGTTAGCAATGATATTGGAACAAAAGTAAGCAAAACTGGAGATACAATGACAGGAGATTTAACTCTTGCAGGTGCTCCAAGTAATGCAAATCATGCCGCATCTAAGGCATATGTAGATAGTGCAGTATCAGGTGGAACAGGCGCATTAGACACAGATGACATTGCAGAAGCCGGAAATTTATATTATACAAATGCTAGAGTAGATGCACGTATACCAACTAACATAAGTTCATTTACAAACGACAGTAGTTATGCAACAACTAGTCAATTGTTTAGTGGAAGTTATACAGATTTATCTAATAAGCCAACAATACCAACTAACAACAATCAGTTAACTAACGGAGCAAGTTATGCAACTACAAGTCAATTGTTTAGTGGAAGTTATGATGATTTAACAAACAAGCCAACAATACCAACTAACAACAATCAGTTAACTAACGGAGCAAGTTATGCAACTACAAGTCAATTGTTTAGTGGAAGTTATGATGATTTGTCTGATAAACCAACAATACCAACTAATAATAATCAGTTAACTAACGGAGCAGGATATATTACATCCTTTACTGATACTAATACAACATACACAGCAGGCACAGGGTTAAATTTAGTTGGAACAACATTTAATAATACAGCACCAGACCAAACTGTAAGTTTAACAGGTTCAGGTGCTACAAGTATTAGTGGAACATATCCTAACTTTACTATTAGTAGCACAGACACAAATACTAACACAACATATTCAACTGCTACTTCAAGCACATTGGGATTAGTTAAAATTGGATATAGTGAGAATGGCAAAAACTATCCAGTTGAATTATCAAGTGGTAAAATGTATGTAAACGTTCCTTGGGTAGACACAAATACTGACACAAATACAACATATTCTGATGGAAACGGGATTGGGTTGTCGTCCACTACATTCAGTGTAAGTGCTGGTAACGGACTTACACAAGAGGCAGATGGTCTTAAAATGAGTGGAAGTTATACTGGTACATTTACTGCATCAGGAGACATTTGTGCATATTCAGATAAAAGGCTAAAAAGAAATATACAAACTATTGACAATGCGTTAGATACAGTGCATAATTTAAGGGGAGTAACATTTGAAAAATCCCTGAAGCCTAGTATTGGAGTCATAGCACAAGAAGTTGAAGAAGTTTTACCTGAGCTAGTAAACACAGATGCAGATGGAATGAAAAGTGTTGCATATGGTAACATAGTGGGTGTATTAATTGAAGCTATAAAAGAACAACAGAAACAAATAGAAGAGCTAAAAAATAAATTTAAGGATCTATAAATTTTTTTACATAAACAATGTAACAATAGAAAACGTATAACTTAACTTTTAACTTATGTTAATAAATAGTATGGAGTAAACAGGTGTTTGCTTTTTAACGTTAAATAACAAATCACTTCAAGGAGAATATTAATGGCATTACCAGCAACCGGCGCATATATCACAATGGGAGAAGTTCGTAACTATTTTGGTCTAAGCGGGTCAATTTGCATGTCTACATTAGGAAATTTTATTTCACCATCAGTAACATCAAATATTAAGCTATCGGACACTTTCGGCGGATGGCAGAATCCAAACCAATATGGTACAGATTCTGGAGTACATCCAGATAACGACGAATATACAAGTCCTCCATAGGATAAGTAATTATTATAGAGACAATGTTAAGAATCATCTTGACATTGTCTCATTTTCTTATATAATCATCTTATATAATCAACACAATGTAAACTCACACAGGAGATAACTATGAGCATTAGAACAAGATTTGAAATCGAAACTTTTGTGCTAGGAGCCCACCCTACACCAGGACGCAAAGCCCAAGCACTTATGTCGGACTTACTACAAGCCCGTGCAGAACAACATCCAGATTTACCAGTACTAGAAGAAGTTTATGAAGCCTTTGCAAAGGATAATAATGTAGAAGAACTTTTAGCTAATATTGAAACTGAAGAAGAACAGTATTGGATACAACGGCTAGGACGACTAGCTGCAATTGACATTTTAACAATTGGTAAAGTACAACCAGAACATATGGCATATATGGCATCGCTAGAAGACGAAGCATTTGCTGCCGCAGTTAAAACAGCAACAACACTTGCAAAAGAATTAAACGAATCAGTCCAACAGATTGAAGCAGAGCTAGGTGAAGATTTAGTTAGCTAAATGGTCTCTATTCCACAGTATCAGTATAAGATTGATAAATCATCAAAGATAGCAATCTGTGTACCAGTACGAGACCAAGTTACTTCTGTTTTTACATACAGTCTCGCCATGTTAATGAAACGATGTGGCGAGAAAAATGTAAATGTAACCCTTCATTTTAATATAGGAAGCGAAGTTGCTATGCAACGTCAACAGTTGGTTGACGATATATTAGCAAGCAATCACACCCATATTTTATGGCTAGATAGTGATATGAAATTTCCTTCTGATACTTTAGAGATATTATTAAATCATAATAAATACATTGTAGCAGGAAATTATTCTACCAGAGTTAAACCACACAGACCAGTGGCCTTTAAAGATCCAAAAAATTTAGATAAAAGAGTTTTTGGTGGAAAAGGATTAGAGGAAGTATATGCAATTGGCAGTGGCCTTATGCTTGTAAATACACAAGTATATAAAAAAATGCCACGTCCATTTTATAGTATAGAATGGAAAGAAGATTATACTAACTTAGTTGGGGAAGATATTTATTTCTGTAATAAAGCACAAGAATGTGGTTATGAAGTATATGTGGATCATGATTTGAGTAAAAAAGTTGCACATATAGGAACGAAGGCATATACAATAAAGGACGATTGTTATGATTAATATTTCTAAATCATTTAGAGAATTTAAAGGGCAAAATGTAGTAACGCCCTGGGATAGATTAAAAAAACATGTATTTGGTAGCTATCCTATAATTACTACAAAATCTAAAGTAAGAGATCCAGATGATCTTGCAAAATTGGCCTTACAATATCAAGGTAAAAGTAAAATGGTATGGGTAGCTGTTGATTACGTTACAATGCGACCAGATTTTCCTTGGCATTATAGACCATCAGATAGAGGACAGAATTATATTCACGAGTTTCCTAAATCTATTAAAAGAACCAATAGATCTGTAACTTGGGGAGACTTACAATTAGTACCAACAGACGGTGTTGTATACGGAAAGTATAGAAATAAAATTACAGCTAATTATCATGATGCTGACTTTGACGTGTTTATGATTAGTTATCATGAAGAAGAAGCAGATAGAAATTTTCAACTTCTTAAACAAAGATTTCCAGATGCAAAGCATGTTAAAAATGTAGAAGGTATTGGCAATGCCCACAAGGAATGTGCAAAACAATCATCAACAGAAATGGTATATATTGTTGATGCAGATGCAGATATTATGGGAGATTTTCACTTTGATTATGTTCCGCCAATGGCCAAACGTATTAACACAACATATGTATGGAGTGCCAGAAATCCAATAAATGGTCTAGAATATGGATATGGTGGTATTAAATTATTTCCAAGAGAACAATTGTTAGAAATGGGTCATATATTACCAGACTTTACCGCAGGCGTATCTTTTTATCAACCTGTTAGTAATGTATCAAATGTTACAAGGTTTAATAAAGATCCATATAGAACCTGGCGTAGTGCATTCCGTGAATGTGTAAAACTGTCAAGTGGAATTCAACAAAGCGAAACTCCTAAGCAAGAAACAATAGATAGACTTGAAACATGGACCACAGTTGATACTGGCGAACGTTTTGGTCGCTACTGTATTAAAGGTGCATTAGAAGGAAAAGCATATGGTGAAGAACATGCAGATGATGTTGAAGCACTAAACAAAATTAATGATTTTGAATGGTTGCGTGAACAATTTGTTGCAAGTATGAAAAAACGTATTACGCCTTAAGAAGTAATTACAATGCTATTTTGACCATCTAGGATGCTTGATTGCTCCTGGATGGTTTTTAGTTTTTTCATGAATTCTTTACTTTTACATTGCACTCTAGCACCAGGGTGTATAGGTTGTGGCCATTGGCCAATATTAACCCAACAATAACCTGCACTTTCAGAATTTAATGGAGGACAAAACTCCTTGCTAACTGTAATTACGAAACTATTGTATTCAAATTTTCTATTTGTGGCAGTAAATTTATTCACTGGTATAATTCGTAAAATATCAGGAGTCATCATTAATTCCTCTTGTATTTCTCTTAAAAGCGTCTCTATAGGACGTTCGTCATTTTCCCCTTTGCCACCAAAAAATCCCCAAGTATTAGGATGTGTAACCCTATTACTTCTTAATTGTAGCATAACTCTACCAGAGTCTACACTAAGAAAAATACATCCGCTTGCTCTAATCATTTTATAGATATAATCTCCAATAACCTGGATTGTAAACACCTTCAAAACTATTTACCCAGTCTTTACCATTCCATTCTAATTGATCTCCACTTGATGTATTTGTAACATATTGTGGTGTTGAGTTAGTATGATCAAAACTTACAATCCAATTGGCACCATTATATTCTATAATATCATTTTTATAAGCAACCGCTTGACTCCAAGATGTGCTTTCTGGAATATCATTTAATATTAGATATCTTTGTCCTTGGGTTGGTAGAGGAACATTTCCATCTCCAGGGTAACTTGATTGCGGATTTAATACACCATTTATTGCAGTAAGGGTATTAGTTGGTAATGTTGCAGGGTCAATATCTACTAGCAATGCATTTGTATTATTTGGATCTAAATCCAATCTTCCTATTATGTCATTGTCTTTATTACCTGGATCGTTATCTTTTCTTAAACGTATTTGACTAATTCCAGGTCTTAGTGTATTGAAGTTTTCTAAATCAACTTCCCAATTTAAGTTTCCGCCATTTTCTAAATCTTGGCTTGTGCCTAACTGGTTTAATAGATATGCCTTATTATTTTCAAATTTAAGTTTTCTGTCTTCATATGTTACTATTGTATATTCTAATGTTGTTTTGTCAAATAGTTGTTTTGATTCGAATAGATCCAAATTCTCATCATCTAAGTTATATAGTTCGCTTATTATAGTGTGAATAAGTTTCTGTTGTTTTAATTTTGCTGGCGGATTAATAAAGATTGGTAATGCAAAAGTTATATTACTTACATCTATAATATCATCAATACTTGATCCAACTGCTCTACTGCTCCAAGTAGTATTTGTCATTTCTACATGGCTCAATGCGCTCCAATCTACTGGATTGCTTGATGTCCTAACATCAAGCGTAGGATTGAATAGTACTAGTATCTGCTCTAATAGTTGTAATTTTTGATCTGTATTTGATGTCCAAATATCACAGCTCATTGTAAGATTATACGGAACTGGTGCATGTCTCTCTACAGTATATCTATTGCCTACATCGTCTAACGTCTCGCCAGTAGTTTCATCTATCTTTTTTTCAAATACATTTATTTTATCTACGTGATCTTGATAAGTTCTACGCTCAGGCAACATACTTAAATCTGTAACATAGCAACTAATAAAAGGAACACTATTTACAACGTTCTCAGAATTTTCTCTTGTAATATGTGCAGCCATACGGTTAATATCACCATATCGCACAGGTACTTTTTGGAATACAGGAAGTCCTGTATCATCTGTACCCATCTGTACATTGAATCCACTAAACAGTCTTATAAACTGTTGAATATATCTTCTTATTTGTTTGTCATAAAAATATTGGGTCATTCAAAATCGCTTCCTGGACTAATTGTATCTGATTTGCTAGTGCCAATTTTTGACAGTGCTTGTCGTTCAGCAAATTCTTTATTATCAACAACTGTAGTATTTTCATTATTAATAAAGCTACTCGCATTATATGTTCTATCACTCCAAGTATCTGTCTTGACATTATCATAAAGTCTATGCCAACGGCTTCCACGGAAAACAAATAGTCTATTTGGATTAAAGTCTGTCCTTACAAAATAATCACCATCATTTGGAGTAATTGGAAACTGATCACCTTGTTCCAATGTTTCTCCATGGTCATAATTATTTTCTGGCTCTTCAGATCCAAATAAATGTTCAGCCAATGGTAACCCAATAGGGTTAGCTTCTTCTGCACTTTCAACAATAGCATTACTAATATTAAGTTCTGTTTTATATGCACTAATTTTATTTTTAAGACTATCTGCATCTTCAGCAGTACCAAGTATATCTGCGTATTCCTGTGTATCTGTTAGTGGTGCAACCTTTACTCTCCAGATATGACTATACCAAGTTTGTGAAAAACCTTCACTTCCTCTGCTTGCATCTTGAACTACATAAAATTTATTAATTGCTTCTTTATCTGCACTTAATAATAGCTCGTCTCTAAGATGGGGAAGTTCTAAAACATCACCTGGCATTAGTTTTCTGCCTAACTTTTCTACCATATCGTTTGTATGGAATGTTATAAACAGTGTATCGTTTGTAAGGAATAATCCAAATTGTGTTAAGTCAAAGTCATTATCACCAACATTATATACTCCACGCAATTCAAAAACATCTGGATCATATTTACGATCCCTGTTTTCCATGAATAGCAGGTCTTGTATATTTGTTTCGTCTATAAGTCCCTCTGGATTGTTTTCTTGTCCTGTGATATTGTCAAGATCCAATCCGCTACCATAATTAGGCTCACTTGGGTCTCCTCCTTCACTAGGTCTAGGACCTAAGTATTTGTGAATATGAACACCTACGCCACCAATGTCAAATTGCTCGCGGATTGTTCTATCCATAAATTTAAAGTCATTACCTTTGAAAGGTTTATAAAGAGAGAGTCTGGGCATACTTTTTATCCTATATAGTGTATTTATACGACACAGTACATGTTTTCATTGGATAAGTAATTATATACATACTTAATAGAAAAGGAAATATTATGTTTAGATTTTTTAAGAACCGAGATTGGTGGTTATGGAGTTGGCTAGGGTCAGCTCTCATTTTAGGATCACTATGGGTTCAAGTTGAAATTGATGTAAAAATCAATGAATGGTTTGGCCAGTTTTATGATATGATTCAAAAAGCATTAGCCTCACCTAATGCAATTACTATGACTGAATATTGGAGTAGTTTAATTGACTTTATTTACTTGGCAAGTATCTATGTTGCTATTGCAGTAGTAGTAAGTTACTTTACTGCTCATTACCTATTCCGTTGGAGAACAGCAATGGTAGAATGGTATCATAGTGTATATGACAAAGCACGTACAATAGAAGGTGCAGCGCAACGTGTACAAGAAGACACCATCAAATTTAGTAGAATTATGGAAGGTCTAGGAACTAGTTTTATAGAAGCTATTATGATACTTGTACAGTTTGTTCCAATTCTACTAGGACTTAGTACAGGACTTACAATTTTCTTTTTTGGGGATTGGCAATATGGTCTTGTTACAGGTGCTCTTGTGTGGAGTATTGGTGGAACATTATTTTTAGTTGGACTAGGTTGGCTTCTTAGATTAGTAGGTGTTGAATATGACTTACAGAAAAAAGAAGCAGCATATCGTAAGATACTTGTTATTTCAGAAGACGATAATACTATACGTCCTAAATCTATTGATGAATTATTTTTAGATGTACGTAGTATACATTTTAAAAGTTATATTCGTTATCTATACTTTAATATCGGACGTATTGCATATTTACAAGCAAATGTGTTAAGTGCTTATGTATTCTTAGCACCAGCAATTGTAACAGGTGCAATTACACTAGGTGTAATGCAACAGATTATTAGAGCATTTGGTAGAGTTGAAGGTTCAATGCAATATATACTTAAAGCATGGCCTACTATTATTGAACTAGCAAGTGTATATAAACGTCTACGAGAGTTTGAGCGTCAGATAGAAAAATAATGAAAATAGCATTTTTATTTTGTGGCGAAACTAGAACTTGGGATTCGTCTAATGTTGAAAAAAATCAATATATTCCACACAATTACAGTACAGTAAGTGATGTATGGCAAAACACTGTGGAATTTATTGACAATAACCTTATTGATTTTAATGTAGATTTTTATGGTATTACTTGGAAACATTGTTCACCTATAAAAAACAGAGAGTTTTTTAAATCTATAAAACTTGTAGACTTTTACGGTAATAGATTTCGTAGTGAATTACAATATAAAACAGCTAATATTATATCTAATAACAAAAGACTTAACGATAAAGATTATCCGTGGAATACAATAGCACAATACTACCATTGGATAGAAGGCTTGAAGTTTGTTTATAAAAATAATGATTATGATTTTGTGGTTAAAATGAGATGGGATATTATCCCACATCATCCACAACTTATTCTTAATATATTAAATGATTTAAATAATTATCAAGGCACAGATCCAGATTTATGTGTGTTAGCTGCACAAGACTTAAAAATTACAAATGGTGTTCCAGAATTTATGGATATAGTATTTGGAGTTAATAGGGCCTTGTACGAGAAACGTTTTAAAAAAAGTACAACTGATGAAATACTTTATAAACACGTATTGAGTGAGCCCCCTGAGGGTTTAGGAAATATAAGTTTATTCATAGATGATAGTATATCTAATAGTAAAATACATTCACTATTTGATACCAATTGTATACATAGGGTTTTACATAAAGGGTTTAAATACTTTGAAGATTTAGACGATCAGGCAAAAAATTATAGTATTACAAAACGCCCTCCAACATAAAAAAATTATAACCCATTGAAAACGCAGGAAACCTTTCTTGCGTTTTTTCTTGACAACCAATACCTTTTGCTTTATATTATAAGAGTAAGTTAAAAAACAGGAGAAAATATGTTTGATACAGCCGTAAAATTTGAAGATGTTAGTGCAGAAACAATTGCAATGGAAGATGTGCAGTTTGAAGATATTGACACTGACACGTTATGCATTGAACATTTTGAAGATTTACGTCAAGAACTAAATGTTGACAGCGTTTGGAGCATCTGGGACGCAGGTACAATTGGCCTAGATACTAAAATGTTTCATGATCGTATGCGAAAAGTTACTTATGAGTTTGTACGTGCTGATGCAACAAATGAAGAACTTATGTTGGACATGGCTGACGGTGGCAAACGTGCAAGTGCGCAAGTTAGTTCGTGGGCAATAAACGGATCAATTAAGTCATTATGGTTGGCCGCTGATAGTTGTATTAATCAAAGCGGAACACATCATTCTTATATTGAGAACTTTGAAATGCAAGACGATGGTTCTCTTTCGCTAGTAACAGGATCTTAATTATGGAAGTAGGTATTTTAAATAAAACAGTACAAAATATTGCGGTAGTTGTATGTAGTTTTGTAATACTTGGTATGGTTGCGTTCAGCTTTCATACAATTATTAATATGCCACATGTTAATTGGGACATACAAGGAAATTGTATAGAAGTTTTTAGTCCTGACCCAACACATAGTTGTCAAAACCTTCCACGCAAATACACCAGCAACGGATAATATTGTGATATTAGATCAATATGCGGCTGAACTGTTTGCCAAAAATCAAAACATGATGGTTCCATATTATCTTATGGCATCATATGCATATTATAAAGAAGATGACCCAATTTTTAGTGATTCCTTTTTTGATGAAATGGGCAAGACTATGATACAAATTTGGGATGATATAGAACATTTTCATAAGCATCTTATAAGTAAGGACGACCTAGTTGCAGGTTCATATTTGGGAGATTACCCAGAGCGTGTAAAGGGTGGGTTGGAAAGTTTAAGAAAAGAAAAGGCTTGACATACTGTATTTTAGGTAATAGTATGGCAATATAACAGATAGGAGTTAGTTATGGCAGCACCAAAACGTAAAAAAACAACATCGCCACGTCGTGGTAATAAAAAAATTATGGCACCTAGTTTTGACAATTGGGAAAAATTAGACGGTGTCGAATTTCATCGGTTAAAGATGTCTGTAAATGATTTCTATTATAGGAACTTTAAGCATACTGATACTATTGAATGGTGTTTTCAATGGATGCGTGAAAATGAATATACTAAAGAGGATATTCAGAGTGCTAAAAAAGCAATTAAACATGAGCAAGTACTTGGTGTAAGATGTAAAATGCTATTAGACGGTTGCCCTGACTTTAATCAAAAAGAAGATGATTATTGGCAATCATGTGCTGGAACAGCTGGTAGCATCAAGCCTATGACAGAATGGATTATTTCTAAAATTGATACAGCTATTGATATTGGTAAAGATATTATAGAAGAAAAAAAAGTTGAGGATAGTAAGAAGAAAAATATATATGTCCCTTCAATTAAAGAACGATTGCAAGATACATGCGGAGGCATGACTGAGTCTATTGAAGAATTTGTAGACGACTTTTGTAGAAATCCAGATAAAACACTCCTTAAGAAGTTTGAACCTATAAATATCTTGCGTAAATTAAATGCAAAGCCTGGACATGCACGTATTATTCGAAATTGGTATATTGCAGAGCTTAATGAATATGTTGAACTACTTAATCCCCCAACACCTGCACAAAAGAAAAAAATGACAGAGCAGGAATTGGACTTTTTAGAACAGCTCAAAGAAGGTTACAGTCATCTGTCCAAAGCAGAAGCTAAGTTATTTTTAGAAATGTTTCAAAAGATTGTATCAGCCTGTGATATTATTGAGAAAGAAGCAAAAATTACACGTAAGCCTCGTAAAGTAAAAGTCAAGAGTCCAGAAGATATTACAAAAAATGTAAAGTTTAAACTCAGCGATGCAACTTACGGTATTGCAAGTGTTCCGCCAGCCAAGATAGTAGGAGCAAATATTGCAGTAGTGTTTAATTGTAAAACCCGTAAATTGGGAATGTATTATGCAAGTAATGTAGATCCTAAAGGGTTAGGTCGACCAGGAAGTGGATTTAATGTAAAAGGTACTACTATACTAGGATTTGACGAAAATAAAAGTATACAACGTACTATACGTAAGCCCAGTGAGTTCTTGCCAACAATTAAGAAGTCATCACGTGCCAAAACAGAGAAAATGTTTGCTACTATCAAAACTACTGAAACAAAAATGAATGGTAGGTTAAATAACGATATAGTAATTATGGCGGTATTTTAGAACATAAGGCAACAAAATCATGATAAATTTAAGACGTAGTGATGTAGATCCAGAAGTTCTACTTAATCCAGGAGATGATCCTATTGGAATAATCATTGACTGCAAAGACAATGAAACAAAATGTAGGACATTTGAATTAGAATTATTCATGGCTGACTTATCAATGACAAGTTTAAAATACCATGGATTTAAAAACTTTGTATTATTTGAAGATAGAGATGACTTCGATATTGCAGTCAACACATTAGAATGTAATGGAATCACAAAGGGCATTATTTTAAATGCTGGATGTATAGTAAACGGATTTTGTAAGGGACAAATATTAGACTTAGAACATATCACTGCTTATAAAGTGGAAGATAAGGTTTATAGACAATATGTTGTTTTTGATGTAGAACAATATACATATTTTCAAATGCGAGGGGAATATCTTAAAAATGTTAGAGACTTGGTCAAAAATAAACCTGCACCTGAACTTGGAATACACTATCTGTATCCTACAGATGATAATGTTTTCTTTTATGACGATCTAATAGAACAAAAGCTACCAAATTTAGAAAAGCTACCAGATGAAGATTTAGATAGAGCTATTGATATAATTAGAGAAATTAAGCATTATGTAAAATAGTATATCTGCTAAATAGTAGTAGGAGATATATTATGAGTGCAGTTTCTAAACTACAAAAAGAAATCGAACTTCGTTTAGGCGGAGGTATGGTAGACGTTGAACTAGATCCAGAACATTATGAGCTGGCTATTAAGAAAAGTTTACAAAGGTACAGGCAAAGAGCGGAAAACTCTGTAGAAGAAAGTTTTATTGTTTTAGAACTTACAGCAGGTACAAGTGAATATACTCTCCCTAAAGAAGTAGTAGAAGTTAAAGATATTTACAGACGTACTAGCGGTATTAGTAGCGGTACAGGTGCCAATATTGAACCATTCCAAGCAGCATATATAAACACTTATCTACTAGGTTCAAGCAGACAGGGTGGTATGTCTACATATGACTTCTTACAACAAAACAGAGAAACAATGGGTAGACTATTTGGTGCAGAACTAATGTTTACTTGGCGTCCTAGAGATAATAGACTTATTATTCAAAGACAAATTAGAGCAGATGACACTGTTATATTACATGCTTATAATTATAAGCCTGATGAATCAATTGTAGAAGATACTTACAGTGGACCATGGGTAGCAGATTATGCATTATGTCATGCAAAACTTATGATAGCAGAAGCACGTGGTAAATTTACACAGATTGCAGGCCCACAGGGTGGCACTACAATGAACGCAGACCAATTAAGGGCTGATGCACAAGCTGACATGGATAAGCTAGAACAAGAGCTTACACTATACATGGATGGATCTGCTGGTTTAGGGTTTGTAATAGGATAATTAGATTGACAATCGTATATAATCGTATATAATTGTATGTATAATTATAGTTAGGAATATATATGGAAAAGTTTAAACTGCTGGTCATAGGACATGGTAGACACGGAAAAGATACTGTTTGTGAAATATTAAGAGACAAATATAATTATACTTTCGAGAGCAGTAGCAAGTTTTGTAGTAAACTTTTTATATATGATAATTTAAAAGACAAATACAATTATAAAGATGAAGAGCAATGTTATGCTGATCGGCATAATCATCGTGCTGAATGGTATAACGCTATTTGCGATTATAATAATCCAGATGCTGCAACTCTTGGTCGAGAAATGTTTAAAGAATATGACATTTATTGTGGCTTAAGAAATAAACGTGAATTTTTTGCAATGCAAAATACTGGTGTATTTGATTATGTAATATGGGTAGATAGATCCTTACATCTACCTCCAGAATCTACAGATAGTATGAGTCTAGAACAGTGGATGTCAGACTATACTATAGACAATAATGGCACTTTGCAAGACCTAGAATTTAATGTAGATCAACTAGTAAACTTCTTAAATTAAACATATCGATAACTGCCCTGTTTTAGCGTATCTTAAATAAATACCATTAGATAAAACAAACATCCAAACGAAAATGGATTATAAGTAAGGAGTCTAAACATGGCAAATCTTGTCTCGCCTGGCGTCCAGGTAACAGTAACAGACGAATCAGTATATGGCCCAGCTGGCGCCGGTACTGTACCAATGCTTTTTATTGCTACAGGCCAGGATAAAATTGATCCTACAGGCACAGAAGCAGATGGCATTGCGAAATTTACAAAATCAACAAATGCAGGCAAACCAGTCCTTGTAACATCACAAAGAGAACTAACACAGTACTTTGGTAACTGTGATTTCCGTACAGTTAGTGGAACAGTACAACAAGGTGATGAAACAAACGATTACGGTTTATTAGCTGCATATTCTTTTCTAGGCCAAAGCGCAGGTGCATACATTGTACGTGCAAATGTAGATCTAGGAGCATTAAGACCGCTTTCAACAGAACCAACAGGTCCTGCAGAAAGTGGAAGTTATTGGCTAAACCCTTCAGCAAGTAATTGGGGTATGTTCCAATATACATCAACTGGTTGGGTTGCAGTAACACCTACGGTAGAAATAGCAGAT